CGCAAGAAAAAGGTAGACCCAACAGAGGGCGCACCTGAGGCGTTGTTCTAACAAATGTTAGGTGTACTGATGGATGACAAACACCTCAGAGATTTCTACGCAGGATTGGCGATGCTTGGATGGGTCAGCGCAGGTGCTGCCCCCTCCAACCCCGAGAGCATCGCTGAGATTGCGTTCGATGTAGCCGAGGCCATGATGCAGGAAAGGAGTAAGCGAGATGGACAGGCAGACGGAGGAGATGGACAAAGCGTTTGATTTGTTGGGGCGATTGGTCTTATCCCTGGTGATATGTGCCGTGTTGCTTGTGGTTATGCTGATAGGTTTTGCAATCTATTGAAGCAACATGCCTTTCACCCTACCGAAGTATGAATGGGGAACCCAACGTGAACTGTGTAAACGATGCAAGCATTACCGACCGAGCGAGGATAGTCCTCGCATCCACTCGGGCAACTTGGTTATGCGCTGTGCCGCCAACCCTTTCAAAGCCAGTAAAGGGATCGGCACCTGCATCGACAACCGAACCCGAGGCCCGTGCAAGGCCGAAGGAAGATTGTTTCAACCGAAGGAGTGTTAATGCTAGAGGAGATAGCTGAGCAACCAAAGCGTAAGGGGCGCGGCCCTGGTAAGAAACCCGCCCTTTTCTGTACGAGCATACGTCTAAGCCAAGAGGTCATGGAGTACTTCAACAAGTACCACCCCGATGACAAGCAAGCGCAGATGCGTGCTGTTCTTACCGAGTATGTTAGAGACGAACTGAAACTGAAGGAGTCCCAAAATGGGTCGCAAGAAACTGTCGATGAGTGAGAAGGTCCGCCGCTATTTGGCTAAGAACCCTCAGGCCAAGGCCCGAGAGGTGGCCGCAGCACTGGGCGTGAAGGTTAGTTTGGTGTACGCAATCAAGTACAAGAAGCCCAAGGTGCCGAGCCCGGCTGTGCCCAAGGCTAAGCCTGTGGACATTGACGCAGTGCACAAGGACGGCAAGTTCAGCGTGACTGTGCCCGTGCCTCCCGCAGTGCAACAAGAGTTGTTCCCCAAGGCCAAGTTCCACGAGGATGTGACCCGACTGGCGCACAACCCGAAGGACGACTTGGTCAACCACCCGGCCCACTACAAGGCAGGCGGGATCGAGACCATCGACTTCATCGAGGCCAAGCTGACCCGCGAGGAGTACATCGGCTACCTCAAGGGTAACGCTCTGAAGTACGCCTCTCGCATCGGCAAGAAGGGTGCGCCCGACATTGACGCCGGGAAGATGGCTTGGTACGCTATGAAACTGCGTGACGTACTGAACATCACGGCCTGATCTCTCCTGAGGGGATGGCATTCTCCCCTCCTTAGCCCCGCATGCCCCGCGCTGCGGGGCTTTTTTACGCCCGTGCCTAACTTTTGTTAGGTCGGGTATGCACCAGTTCCCTAAGAGGGCGAGGGTACTTGACAAAGTCAAGGAGGGTGCTACGATGGGCGCACAACAACACGGAGCGAACCATGTGGAAAGAGCGACACCCCGCAAGGATTGGTGAGGACGGTGACCTTGAGTGCATGCACTGCGGGGAGACCTATCTGCACCAAGGCAACGCAACCATCTATGAATACGCCGACAAACCCAACTGGGTTCGCGTGATGGCGCAGGACGGTGGCGAGGTAACGATCACCGACTTCCCGCGCAGAGACTCAGCCAACCCAAGTTCCGACCGCAACGGCCTGATCTTGGAGTTCTGGTGCGAACACTGCAACATGCCTATGCCCGATGGGGAGAACGCAGGTGCCGAGCCCTTCCGTTTGGCAATCTACCAACACAAAGGCATCACGTACATGGAGTGGGTCAAGTAATGGCAGCAACTCCAGAGTCCAAGGTCAAGGACAAGATCAAGGCCATCCTGAAGAAGCACGGCATCTACTACGCCATGCCTATCGGCACAGGCTACGGCAATAGCGGAGTGCCTGACTTCCTGTGCTGCGTGGCAGGCCACTTCCTCGCCGTTGAAGCCAAGGCAGGCAAAGGCAAGACCACAGCCCTGCAAGACAAGCACATGGGTCAGATCAACGCCCAAGGCGGCACGGCGATGGTGGTCAATGAGAACAACCTCGATGAGTTGGAAGCACTACTGGAGAAGCTAGCATGGACACTGAAGTGAGGGAAGCAGTGAAGATGGTGCTGACCCGTATGGAGACGCATCCGGGGGACTTTTATGATGATCTGCGACTCCACAGCCGATTCTCTTGGGTGTGGAACGCGGTTCGCCCCGATACCGAATACAACTACGGTTTGACTGACGCTGAAATATCCGCGCTTGTCGAAGGCTACCAAAAGGTCATGTACCGCAAATTTCACGACCGGGTGCTTGAGTCTTTTCTTGGGGGCGACGAGCAAGAGGAAGTATTGGAGCCACAGAGCAGATCGCTGAAGTACAAATCGGGATACACCGACCCAAGGGTTGTTTTCCCCACCACACAGGATGTTGCTAGCGTCGTCTCCAAACTCTCCGAAGCAGATCTACAGAAACTGAAGAAGCTGGTGCGCCCGTGAACATACTGACCATCGACTTTGAGACGTACTACGATCAGGACTTCAGCCTGACGAAGCTGACGACCGAGGAGTACATCCGTGACGAACGCTTTGAAGTTATCGGCGTGGCGGTGCAAGAGGGCGATGGTGAGCCCAAGTGGTTCACTGGAACTCGCAAAGAGATCAAACAATTCCTTGAGGGCTATGACTTTCCTTCTCATCTGGCGTTGGCTCATAACGCTATGTTTGATGCCGCTATTCTTCATTGGCATTTCGGTATTTGCCCTCGGGGTTGGCTTGATACTCTCAGCATGGCTCGTGCTGTTCATGGCACGGAAGTTGGCGGGAGCCTTGCTACGCTAGCTCAGCACTATGCAATCGGCGTCAAGGGTGAGGAAGTGCTCAACGCCAAGGGGTTGCGCCGAGTAGATTTTCAGCCAACGGCCCTAGCCCGATACGGCGAATACTGCTGCAACGATGTGGCGCTGACCTACGACCTGTTCCAACACCTCGCCGCCGACTTCCCGAAGTCCGAGCTTCGCTTGATCGACCTGACGATCCGCATGTTCTCGGAGCCGACGCTGTATCTGGACACGAACCTGCTGCTCGACCATATCCATGACGTGCAGGTAGCGAAGAAAGAGTTGCTTGATGCCGTGACGATGGTGGACAAGGATCAACTCATGTCCAACCACAAACTCGCTGCAACGCTCAAGATGCTCAATGTCGAGCCGCCGATGAAGATCAGCCCGACCACGGGCAAAGAAACATTCGCCTTCTCCAAGTCCGACGAAGCGTTCAAGGCGTTGCTTGAGCATCCAGATCCGAAGATACAGGCTATCGTCTCCGCTCGGCTCGGGGTGAAGTCCACCATCGAGGAGACGCGCACGCAGCGGTTCATCGAGATCTCTGGGCGTGGGACTATGCCTGTGCCCCTGCGCTACTACGCAGCCCACACCGGGCGGTGGGGCGGGGACGACAAGCTCAACCTCCAGAACCTACCCCGCTATTCTCCGTTGAAGATGGCTATCGTCGCCCCGGTAGGCTACGTGGTCTGTGACTCTGACTCATCGCAGATCGAAGCACGTACGCTCGCATGGATAGCCGAGCAGGAAGACTTGGTTGAAGCCTTTGAGAAGGGGCAGGATGTGTACTGCATCATGGCCTCAGCCATCTACGGCAGGACGATCACCAAGAAGGATGAGATGGAACGGTTCGTGGGCAAGACCACTATCCTTGGGTGCGGCTACGGCATGGGAGCCAAGAAGTTTCAGGTGGCGCTGAAGAACGGTCAGAAGCCCGTGAATGTGGGGTTGGAGGAAGCCCAACACATCATCAATACCTACCGCGCAGCTAACCACAAGATCACTGAGTTCTGGCGCAAGTCCCACGAAGTTCTGGACTGGATCGCTGCCGATCAGACTGGAGAGTTGGGCCGAGACGGTCTGCTGAAAGTCGAGGGCAAGCGGGGCATCCGTCTGCCCAACGGCATGTATCTGAAGTACCCCAACCTGCGCAAACGCCAAGACCCCGAGAGTGGCAAATACGAATACGTATACGACACCAAGAAGGGGAAAACCGTGGTGCCAAACCGCATCTACGGCGGTAAAGTGGTGGAGAACATCTGTCAGGCATTGGCCCGTATCGTCATCGGTGAGCAAATGCTGATGATCGCCAAGAAGTACCGGGTCGTGATGACGGTGCATGACGCCATCGCGTGCCTGATCCCCGAAGACGAAGCCGAGCGTGGACAGGAGTTCGTTGAGATTTGTATGCGCCTGCGCCCGTCGTGGGCACCTGATTTACCTTTGAACTGTGAGGCTGGACATGGAGCAAGTTACGGAGATTGCTGATGCCCACAATTGAACGTAAGTTTATAGGGCGCTGCGTGCAAGAGTCCGACATAAACGAGCACATGCTCACGCTGTTTAAGTATGCGTCCAAGTGCAGCCACATAACTGAAGCAGGAGTGCGAGGTGCCGTCAGTTCGTATGCGTTCGCCGCAGGGCTGTTAGGTACGCCGAACAACAAGTTGGTAATGATCGACATACATTCCAACGATTCGGTGGCGTCGTTTCGGGCGGAATGCGACGCTGAGGGTGTTAATACGGTGTTCTACGAGCAGTCTGATTTGGACTGCCCTATGGAGCCGACCGACCTCCTGTTCATAGACACGTGGCACGTGTATGGACAGTTGAAGCGGGAGTTAGCCCGTTGGCACCCGTACGCCAAGACGTACATCATCATGCACGACACAACAATTGACGAGTATGTCGGCGAATCGTGTAGGTACAACATGGACGCTACTAAGCAAAGCGAAGCTAGCGGCATACCCGTACTTGAAATAAAAATGGGGTTGTGGCCTGCTATCGTGGAGTTTCTTAGCAACCACCCGGAATGGGTACTGGAAAAACGGTACACAAACAACAACGGACTCACCATACTTAAGCGAGTTTAATCATGCACAAAGAAACTGAAATTGTTGACTACGCTTACCCCGCAATGATGGCGGAGAAAGCACTCAAAGCGATGCACGATGCCGCGCTTGAGAAAAATTGGCACGGGGCACTCGACTCGGCAATCATGACGATCAAGTGGGTGACGGAAGCACACGCCGCCTTGAAGGTAATGCAGCAGAAGGATAAGTAATGAACATCGTCTGGTCGTACAGCAGCCTCAAGACCTTTGAGCAGTGCCCGAAGAAGTACTACCACCTCAAGATAGCCAAGGACGTTAAGGACGTTCCGCATGAGGCGGCGCTGTACGGGAGTGACGTGCATAAAGCCGCAGAGGAACACGTGCGTGACGGCAAGCCCATGCCGAAAAAGTACTCGTACATGGAGCCGATCCTTGACGCGCTGAAGAAGATCCCCGGCGACAAGTACTGCGAACTGGAGCTTGGGCTGACCAAAGATCTACAACCTTGCGCGTTCAAGGCACCGGACGTGTGGTGGCACGGCATCGTTGACCTGCTGATCGTGGATCAGAACAAGGGCTTGGCCCACATGGTTGACTACAAGACGAGCAAGAGCGCACGCTATGCTGACACCAAGCAGCTTGACCTGATGGCTACCGCCGTGTTCGCCCACTTCCCCGACGTGCATAAGATCAAGTCGGCCCTGCTGTTCGTGGTGAGCAACGAGTTCGTACGCAAGGAGCACAACGTAGGCAACCGCAAGGAATACATCGGCGGCGTTATGCCCACAATCAAGCAACTGGAACGGTCGCTTGAGCATGGCGTGTGGAACCCAATCACCGGGCCTCTGTGCCGATTCTGTCCGGTGAGATCGTGTGAGCACAACAGGAGCTAATGATGCGTTTTGATTCGGAAGAGTTGATCCATGCTGATTCGTGTTCGTATGGCAACGTACGTGCAACCATAGGCGAGGTAGGCAACGGCAACAGCGAGGAGACGATCCTTGAGTTTGAAGTGCCTTCTGGGTTTGCGCAGCCTATGGAAGTGACTTTGCTTACAGGGAGTATGCCCGACGACCAAGAGGTATACACACTTCAAGAAGTGCACACCGTTCGTATCAAGATCACGGGCCAATGGGAAGGCGGAGAAATCTTGCAAGGCTTGGCCGAACTTATCCATAACCTCAAACTCAGATCAATTCTTTTAAGCTAACTAGGAGAAACAATGAACAACGAAGAAACCGATACCGCACTGATCCTTGAGGCTGAATTGAAGCGCCGTGTGCGTGAAGTGGTCGGGGACATTCTTGACGCCCAGGTCAAAGAGATCGTTCAACGAGAGTTCGTTAGATCGAAGAACAACATGCTGCTAGAGATCAGCGTCTCGGTTGGCAAGATGTTGCAGGACATAGAAAAGGAAGGTCGTGAGCCTCTGTGGGTCACGGGCCCCGAAGCACTGAAACAGTTTGAAGGAGGCAAAAATGCCGTACGTGAATAAACCCCGCCCCTACAAGAAAGAGTACCAACAGCAGTTGGCTCGGGGCGAAGCAGACGAACGCCTGGAGCGTCAGCGTGCACGCGAGTCGTTCGACAAAGGCAAAGCCGACCGCAACGGAAACGGCGCTGCTGATGCTCGGGAGGGTAAAGACCTAGCCCACAAGATTGCACTGAGTAAAGGCGGCACAAACAAGCAAGGCGTCAAGTTGCAAGCGCCAAGCGCCAACCGTTCGTTCAAGCGTGCATCGAACCACAAGGTCGTGTCCGAGACAAGCAAGCGCGAAAAGAAGTAACTAGAAAGTCCCGTCATGGATGAGAACATTCGCCAAAAACTGAACCGTGTCTATGGGCGCGGGTTCTATGACGGAGTACAAGCAGCAAACGAAGGAGCTACAAAGGAGCCGCCAATGACCGAGAGCAAATTTAATTCCATATTCAGAGGGATTAGTGAACAGGCAAAGAAGGTTTACCACGCAGTACCAATAGAGGACAGTTGGAGCCTCACGCAGATCATGGCCGAGTTGGCACGCACCACAGGGCAGCGGGAACATCGCATCGTCGCCGGTTGCTTGAACTCACTCAAGAGCGCAGGTCTGGTGCGCGAACTTGCCAACGGTACTTGGGCTCGTGTGGAAGTCCGAGCCAAGACACCCCAAACCAAAACAGTAACCGCCAACGCTGAGTTTGAACCGCCCGTCAAGGAAACCAAGGAACCCGAAATGCCCCCGATCAACACGCAACCCACTCCGCAGAAGGCCACCGTTAACGCTACGCCGCTTGAGCGCATCGGGGGTTTGTCTCAGCAAGTGTTAGCCATTATCCAAAGCATGCACCAACTCGCTGCTGACATTGATGCTGCGGCCATCGAAGTCGAAGAGCAAATGCAAAAGATCGAGAAGGACACCATCCTGTTGCGTCAGTTCCAACAGCTTCTCAAGGGCATGCAGCAGTAATGGAGCAGCAGGACTTCCTCCCCGGCTACAACTGGCCCTGCCCTCCGGGGCTGTCCCCCTTCCTGCATCAAAAGGAGACGGCGGCGTTTCTGTCTGGCCAGCGCAAAGCCTTCTGCTTCAACGAGCAGGGTACGGGTAAGACGGCCTCGGTGATTTGGGCAACCGACTACCTCATGAAGATGGGATTGATCCGGCGCGTGCTGATCGTCTGCCCTCTGTCCATCATGCACTCGGCTTGGCAGCAAGACCTGTTTAAGTTTGCGGTGCACCGCCGTGTAGATGTGGCTTATGGCAGCGCGACTAAGCGCAAGGAGATCATCAAGGCTGGTGCTGAGTACGTCATCATCAACTTCGACGGCGTGTCTATCTGCAAAGCTGAGATCATCGCGGGTGGATTCGATCTGATCGTGGTCGATGAAGCCTCTGCCTATAAGAACGCACAGACCGATAGATGGAAGACATTGCGCGACGTGATGAAGCACGTCAAGGGTCTGTGGATGCTCACGGGTACACCCGCCGCGCAGTCGCCTGTGGATGCCTACGGTCTGGCCAAGCTCGTCAATCCTGATGGAGTGCCGCCCTTCTTCGGGCAGTTCCGTGATCAGGTGATGTATCCGGTAACGCAGTATCGGTGGGCACCCAAGCCTGCGGCTCAGTCGGTCGTGCATCGTGTACTACAACCGGCCATCCGATTTGAAAAGCGGCAGTGCCTTGATCTCCCGGAGGTCACGTTCGCCGACCGGGACGCGCCGATGACGCCGCAGCAGATCAAGTACTACAAGAAGCTCAAGACCGACATGCTCATGGAGGCAGCGGGTGAGGAGGTCAGTGCAGTTAACGCAGCGGTCAAGCTCAGCAAGCTGCTTCAGATTGCATGCGGCTCGGTCTACACGGACACGGGCGAGGTCGTGGATTTCGATGCAAGTAATCGCTTACACGCAGTCAAGGAAGTGATCGACGAAGCCTCCCACAAAGTGCTGGTGTTTGTGCCGTTCACGCACACTATCCTTCAAGTAAATCTGTACCTGCTCAAGCACGGTATTAGCAGCGCGATCATCAACGGCGAGGTACCCGTACACACGCGCACAGAAATCGTCAAGCGTTTCCAAGAAGCCGACGATATTCGCGTGCTGATCATTCAGCCGCAGGCCGCATCCCACGGACTTACCCTGACCGCAGCCGACACCGTCGTTTGGTACGCTCCCGTGACTAGCGTTGAGACCTACCTGCAAGCCAACGCACGCATCGACCGCCCCGGTCAGAAGAACGCCATGACAGTGGTGCACATCAAGGGCAGTCCCATCGAGGCTCGGCTGTACCAACTGCTGCGCAGCAACATCTCCAACCACGAGAAGATCATCGAGCTTTACAAACAAGAATTGTCGGAAGGTACTTGACAAAGTCAAGTTACCCTCCATAATAAGACCCACCACAACCAAGAAGGAGCGAACCGTGGACGACCAAGTCCAAGACCAACCTACCCCCACGATCAGCGGCGTGCCGCTTGAGCAGCTTACGGCTACGTACATCCGTATCCGTGACGCACGCACTGATCTCAAGCGCAACTACGAGCGTGCCGACAAAGAGTTGGAGAACCAACTCAAGCTCATCGAAGGCGAGATGTTGGAGATCTGCAAGTCTGTGGACGCCAACAGCATCAAGACCAACTCAGGGACGATCATCCGTTCAGTCAAGTCACGGTACTGGACGAATGATTGGGATTCGATGTACAGCTTCATCGAGAAGCATCGTGCATACGCCCTGTTGGAGAAGCGGCTTCATCAGACTCACATGAAGCAGTTTCTTGAAGAGAATCCCAATAGCCATCCCGCAGGGCTCAATGTCGAGCGGGAATTCACCGTGGTCGTTAGACGTTCCAAGGAAAGTTAGAAATGAGCAACATCATCCTCAGCCAAGACCTCCCCGACTTCCTGCAAACCGCAGGCGTAAGCGAACTGACCAAGCAGCTTGCGGGTCGCTCTGGCGTTAAGCGCATCGTGCCCAAGAACGGCACGTTCAAGCTCGTCGTCGGCGGCGAAGAGATGGGCAAGATCAAGGGCGATCTCAACGCCATTGTGGTCAACGCTGCACCCAAGGTGGGCCGCATCTTCTACGCTAAGGCGTGGAGCCCCGATGCCGAGCCGACCGCTCCCGACTGCTTCAGCAATGACGGCATGACGCCCGACGCTAAGGCAGTTAACCGTCAGTCGCACAACTGCAACGACTGCCCCCAGAACGTCAAGGGTTCGGGTCAGGGCCAGTCCAAGGCGTGCCGCTACAGCCGTCGCATTGCAGTGTTGCTTGAGCAGGACTTCGGCAGCACCCTTGAGGGTCAGGTGTATCAACTGAACCTCGCTTCCAAGTCGCTGTTCGGCGACAACGTCGGCGATGCGTTCACGTTTGAGAACTACACCAAGTACCTCAGCAGCAACGGCAAGAGCATCGACTACGTGGTCACGCGCATCTCGTTCAACGACGAGAACGACAATCAATCCGTGCTGTTCAACCCTGTGCGCTACATCAACCGCACGGAGTACGAGGCAGTCGGTAAGGTTGCCGGTACCGAGCAGACCAAGGCGCTTGTCACCATGACTCCCTCCCAAGCCGACGGCGTTGTGAAGCAGCCTGCTCTGGCTGCGCCCAAGGCCGAGGAGCCCGAGCCTACCAAGCGTGCAAGCAAGAAGGCCGACCCGGAAGCTCCGTCTGGTAAGAAGAACCTTGCCGACGTGGTCTCTGCGTGGAGCGACGAGGACTAATAGATGACATACGGGTACAGCCAACAAACCGTAGCGGCGAACAAAAGCGCCGATAAGCGTCTGTTAGGCGTAGCGTTGGGCCGTGCTTGCATTGCCAAAAACGTGCCCGTATCAAACGTAGCCAAGGCTTTCGGTGTTTCCCGTCAGACCGTGTACAACTGGTTTGAGGGGAAGCACGGGCCGAAGCTGGAGTTGATACGGAAAGTAGAAGCCTACCTCGCACGCCTGACGAAGCAGTAATCCGGGTAGCGGGGCCAAGCGCCCCGCACTTCCCCCCTTTCAATCCAACACCCAATGACAAGCAACTTTGATTTGCTAAGCGTAGTACTCCCTCCAGAGGGTATGTACTGCTCATGGGGCAAGGGAAGATACATAGAGCAGACGTTCCACGAGACACGCGAAGAGCTTGACAAGAAGACTAAGTGGCTCGTAGATAACGGCTTCGATGCGTACTTCGGCTGCGCCAAGTTTGGAGATGCAGGACACAGAGAGCATTCCAACGCCAAGTTCTTCCGATCACTGTGGATGGACATTGACTGCGGCCCAGATAAAGCAGCCCCCAACAAGAAGGGCAAGATCTGCGGCTACATAGACCAGCGTACTGGTTTGGAAGCAGTTAAGGCTTTCTGTAGAAAACTAAATCTCCCCCGCCCCATCATCATCGACTCGGGTTACGGCCTGCACTTCTATTGGGTGCTGTCCGAGACCCTTCCCCGCAACGTGTGGGAGTCGTTGTCCAAGCGCCTGCGCGACCTCGCGTTGGAAGAAAAGCTGATCGTGGACACGGCTGTGTTTGAGGCATCTCGCGTACTGCGGGAGCCCGGCACGTACAACTTCAAAGACAAAGAGAACCCGCAGGTTGTAACCGTCGTCAACGATCAGTACGACGTACGCAGCTACGAAGACTGGAAGGCGCTGATCAACGCGCCCGAGCCTGAGGAAGAGCGCGACTACATCCCTCGTCGGATGAGCCCCCTGATGGAATCCATGTTGGAGGATCGCGTCAAGCGGTTCAGCACCATCATGATCAAGTCAGCCAAAGGAGAAGGCTGCAAGCAGTTGCTCTACTGCTACGAGAATCAAGCCGACATTGAATACAACCTGTGGCGCTCGGCCCTGTCTATTGCGACCCACTGCATCGACCGCGACGAAGCCATCCACAAGATGTCGAAGGATCACCCCGGCTACTCAGAAGGGGAGACCGAGAAGAAAGCCGCTGACATTGGTGGCCCTCACTTCTGCACGACCTTTGAGCACGAGAACCCCGGTGGCTGCGAAGGGTGCCCCAACCAGGGCAAGTTCAAGTCGCCCATCATGCTCGGCCTGGAGATCGCCAGAGAAGAAGCGCCCGACGACGGTGACGGCGAAGAGGGCGAGCACGCTACCGCTAGCGTCACATATCCACCCTTGCCAGACCCGTACTTCCGCGCTAAAAGTGGTGCGGTCTACATGACAGTCGGCGAAGAGGAACCCCCGGCCCTCGTGTACGAGAACAACTTGTACGTAGTCAAGCGGATGAAAGATCCGTTTGCGGGTGAAGCGGCTTTGATGCACCTGCACCTGCCACGAGACGGCCTCAAGGAGTTTGTCGTACCACTGTCGGAACTCGTGGTGAAGGAGCGCCTGCGCGAAGCGTTGGCCAAGCAGGGTGTTGCAGCAGGGGAAACCCAGACAAAGAACATCCTGAACTACCTCATCAGTTCAGTAAAGAACCTACAAATAACAGGCAGAGCAGAAATCATGCGCACACAGTTTGGTTGGGTCGATAAGGACTCAAAGATCATCATCGGTGATCGGGAGATCACAAAGGACGGCTCGTTCTACAGCCCACCGTCCACCACCACGCAGAGCATCGTGGAGCACGTAAAGCCGACTGGCTCGTTTGAGAAGTGGAAGGAGGCATTCAATATGTACTCTCGTCCCGGTTTGGAGCCGCACGCATTTGCTGCTCTTACTGGGTTCGGATCGCTGCTGCTCAAGTTCACGGGTATTAGTGGTGCCATCATTAACGTGATTTACCCAAAGTCTGGCACTGGCAAGTCCACTACGCTGTACATGTGCAACAGCATCGTTGGGCATCCCAAGCAGTTGGCCTCAATCTGGAAAGACACCTACAACGCAAAGATGCATCGCCTGGGCGTGCTCAACAACCTCGCCAACACCATCGACGAGATCACGAACACAAGCCCTCTGGAGTTCTCCGACCTCGCGTACAGCATCAGCCAAGGCCGGGGCAAGAACCGGATGAAGGCATCCTCCAACGAAGAGCGTGTGAACCTGACGAGTTGGCAGGGCATCACCCTGACCTCAGCTAACGCTACGTTCTACGAGAAGCTGCGTCTGGCCAAGGACTCCCCGGACGGCGAATCGATGCGCTTGTTTGAGTATCAGATCGAACCCACGAGCGTCATCGGCACTGCCGAGGGCAAGCAGATGTTCGATCAGCAGTTGATGGAGAACTACGGCCACGCCGGGGACATTTACGCGCAGTGGCTGGTCAACAACCTTGAAGAAGCCATCGCTACCCTGCGCCAAGTACAGGCAAAGATCGACGCCGAGGTGCAGTTCACCGCACGGGAGCGTTTCTGGTCGGCCATCGCAGCGTGCAACATCACCGGGGGCTTGATCTCCAAGAAGCTCGGCCTGCACGACTACGACATGAAGGCCGTCTACACATGGCTCAAGGGCATGCTCAGTTCAATGCGTGAGGAGATAGCCCCTCCCGCTACGGAAGTCACCAACATGCTCGGCGACTTCATCAACAGCCACATCAACAACATTGTGGTTGTCAACGGTAGAGCCGACGCACGCACCAACCTTGACAGCGCACCCATCCTTGAACCGAGGGGGGAACTGCACATCCGCTACGAACCGGATACCAAACGCATGTTCGTGACGGTGGCCTCCCTGCGTGCCCACTGCGCCGAGCGCCAGATCAGCTACAAAGACTGGCTCAAGCAGATCGAGAAGAAAGACATCCTTGTCGGTGTGATCAACAAGCGTATGTCCAAGGGCATGAAGATCGTGGCCCCGGCTGTGCGTGCAGTTGAACTCGACACCACCAAGGATGAGTTCCTGAAGATGGACGAGTACATCGCTTCGCCTGACGATGCAGATCGAGACGGTTAGTTACACAATCAACTGGAAGAAGATGCGCAAAGGGTACTCGTTCTTTGTACCCTGCATCAACCACGTGGCTGCTAGACGTACGCTACGACAGGCAGCGGAGCGTCTGGGCTTAACGCTAATTTTTAAGGTTGTAGTGGTCGAAGGGGTAAAAGGCTTGCGGGTGTGGCGCGTGTAGACGTACACTTGCGAGCGCAGGGTTGGTTGCCTTGCTTTCTCCTTTGGAAGTTCGCTCCTTCCATCTTCAGCCCCGGCATCGCGCCGGGGCTTTTTTATTCTTTCTTCTTTTCGCGGCTCTCGGCTAGAGCACGACCGGACTCGATTGCAGTCGGCGCAAAGATACGCATGTTCTTGTCCGTTGGACGGAACCCCTTGTACGAATCCAAGAGTTCTTCAATCGACATATCAAGCGACCGGTCGATGTTCTCCTGAGTTATCTCGTACTCTGGATAGCGCACATTGAACTTGCTCTGCTCCTGAGTCATCTTCTCCAGTCGCTTGGTGTCACCCTTGAGAGCAGCATCTCGTGCATTGCGAATGATGCGCTCGCGCTCAAAGCGGATTTTGTTCTCGCCTTTTGCCATGTCGAACAGCACCTTCTGGTGGTTGGCAAGATCGTCGGGCCGCAAACCAATAAGCTGGTACAGATAGTCGCCCTTAGTGAAGGAGTCTTCGCCGATCAGAATGTTGCCCTTGTAGTCTTTGACGCCCTCCTTGCGGTACTTCTCGGCGACGACTACGTTGCGTGCAACAGCGGGGAGCATCTTCTCCAGAGTGCGTTGCATATCTCCGTTCTGCCAAGCATCGTACGCATCCATGTACGACAAGATCATGTTGACAGCAGGGCCAGCACGCTCTTCGGCAATCTGCAACGCCCCTTCGCGGGTGGTGCGGACTTCCTTAGTCGGGCCGAGCAGCATGTCAGTCGGACTGATCGAAACACGGCTAGAGATGTCCCGACCCGTGAGCGCGTTTACTGGGCCGCGAGTAATCACAGCCGCGATCTCCTTCTCGCTCATACCCGTGAGATCGTTGAGCGACTTGCCGAAGATGCCAACTTGACCAAGGTACTCGGGGAGCCACACGTTCGCCCACCAAGTCCAGTAGCTCATGTTGCGCATGTCGGCAGGCTTGTCTTCCTCATCCCAGTCATCGAAGGCGGCGGCGATGAAGCCAGCCATCTCTTTGACGAACGGAAGCGCAACCACACCGCCGAGCAGGTACGTGGTGCCCATGATCCCGGCAAACTCTTTGAACGCCTGGAACTTTGCTTCGTTGCCCATGAACGGCAGCATGCGCTTGAACTCTTGCATCCACCGAATCGTGATGAACATCGGGTAGTGCAGGAACTGAAGCAAGAGCCGACCGGCAGCATTACGGAGCATCGGTGGTCGGTTCTCCTCCCGCATGTTGCCGACGCTGTCGTACACATCAGCGATGGCCTGACGCTTGGCGTAGTCAAACAGTTCGTCGCCCTTCAGTCCTTTCTTCTGCCCTTCCTTGACGGATAAACGGAAGGAGGTCATGAACAGCGTTTCGCGCACAAGCCGCTCGGTTGTGTGGAACAGACCCCCCACAACAGTTGAGAGCCCGCGACCGATTGCAGACCCTCGACCTTCAAACTCGGCAGTAGATACACGACCGCGCCCAAGCACTTCGCTAGAGAGTGTGTGCTCGGTGATTGAACCGAACACTTCACGGATGGCACGACGCTCCATCGGGCTTACAGCCACGCGCTTAGAGGTAGCTACGCTTGGAGGTTTGATGGATGTAGTGCCGTCAGTGTTCTTCTTGATGATGCTGTACTCACCGAAGATGCGCATCATCTTGCCCATCTCCAAAGCGGTTGCGGCATAGCCGTGCCGAGCGCCAATCGTGCTCGCCCCGTACAGAACACCCACACCTTGCAGAATTGCTGAGCCCGCAGCCGAGAGGTAGTGGATGAATGCGAGTCGGGTAACAAAGTCAACCGAAGATTCCCACGTGCCCTTGCGAATGTCAGGGTTCAACTCCTGCTCAACGCGAGTCTCCATCTCCCCAACAAACCGTTCCAACTTGGCTTGTTCGGGGTTGTTTTCAAGAGACTTCCGACCTGCAAGCAAAGAGGTGCGCAGTTTCTGGCCGTATTTAATGCGGGGAAGCTGACTGGCGAAGCGCAGAGAAGATGAGGAGAAGGCACGGACTACATCCGTGCTGTAACCGGCTACGTCCTTACGAGCAATAAAGCTCTTGCGGAACGACTGCTCCGGCATCGTCATCAGGTACAACTCGTAGATCGAATCCTTCAGACCTTCTTTGTCTTTAGGGCCGACGCTAGTCAGGTTGTCGATCTGGCTGAAGATGTCCTTGATGCTGTCGCTCATGGCGAGCGTGTCACCATTGCGGCGCAGGGCTTCAACTGTGTCGCCCGATTTCATCTCGCCGTCGGCGAACATCTCTTTGACGGTCTTGCCCTGCTCTTCGGCAATAGCCGCTGCAACAGCATCGCGCTCGGCGATAGAGCCGAGCATGTAGAACTCTGCGTTCTGCTTGTCACGCTTGACCCGCAGCCAGTGGGTGCCACGGTTGCGCACGAACGGGAAGTACGGAACGATCTTCTTATCAAGTTCAAACTTGCGGCGGATCTCAGCCATGATTGCCTTCTTGGCATCAGGCGGGAGGTTGGCTTCTTGGATTTGCGCATCAAGCAAAGACGAGTACAACTCAACCATGCGGGTGTAGTAGTCCCGCACTTCCTTGTATATGCGTTGGCCCTCAGTGCCGAGATCGTTGTAGAGGTTGCTGAGCTTAGCGTTACGGTTGTCCACCGCAGGATCAACACGCACATCGGTTGCCACCGACATTACCTCGGCGAGCTTGTCGTACAGGCTCGGGTCTTTCTTGATGGCCCGCACCATGTTTTCGCTGACTTCAGCCGCGCTCGTGACCAACTGATACTGCATGTTGCGCATGTCAACGAGCAGGTCGTTAGTGTCCTTGAGTGAGGGCACCTTGCCCGAGCCCCAGTCTGAGACTACGTCAGTAGGCACAATTGACAACACAGTGCCGAGGCGCTTGGCGTCAAGCGTGTTGTAGAGCGAATTGAAGTAACGCTTCAGATCCTCCCACCGACGCAATGAATGCAGGAGGCCAACCTTCTCGGCAGCTTCCTCGGCAGTCTTGGACTGTTGGAACTTCAGCAACGCCTCATCGACTTCCTTGTCAATCTCATCAAGCGTGCGCTTGTCCTTAGTCTGCGGAGATACCCGCTGCTTCTCACCGAGCACCTTGGCAAGTTTCTTGTCCTTCTCCTCAAGCAAGCGCATACGCTCGGTCTTGGGACTGGAGATCAGCTTGTCCGTGGCGTTGACCAGATTGGTCATGGCCGTGTGCATGTCCTCGGGGATGCCGAACAACGCACGGATGCCGTCCACAAACCGGCTGAAGAAGGTTTCGCTCGGCTCGACAACGTCGGTAATAGAGTTCAGATACCGTTGAAATATGGGATCTGACAGGCCGTAGGCTACAAATTCTTTTACGTCAGTGATGATCGCACCGCCCGTGTTGGCGAAGAGCATAGCCACGTGGCGAGGGATCGTGCCTGCTTTGTTCTGCCGCACGAAGTCGTCGGCTACGGCACGCATAGTTTCCTGAATGTCTTTGGCTGCTTTGACTACCGGAGCGCCGGAGTCGAGCC